AATAGAAGTTTTAAATCCATCTGCGTTTTGCTCAGATTTCGTCATACGTTCCGTAAGCTTTCCTTGTTCGTTTTGAACATTAGAAACAGTAGTGTTAATCCCTTTAATAGTAGTCTCAATTTCTACTGTCTTTTTGGTGAAGTCAGTTGTTGTTACTTGATCTCCTGGTGCTGGAATCCAGTCTGTAGGCTTGTTTCCAAACTCGATTTTCCACTCCCTAAAATCCACATAAATATCCGTTTGTTGGACCGTTGGAGTTGAAAGGATAAATCTAATTCCAGTATATTTAGACAGGTCACTTGGCATTGTAAGAGTGGTCGATATAGTAGCCCAACTACCATTAACTTCAAATGTTTTATTTCTATCAGGAAATGGAAATTCTGAGCCACCATATAACAGTGCCATCAATGTCATACTCATTGCTTTTGATGCCCTAACTTTGTGAGAGAAAGTAACCTGCCTACCAGCAATGTTATCCGATACGTTTGATAGTAAAAATCCATTATACAAACTAAGCGTAACAGTATCTGTACCTTTTTTAGAGTTATTAACCCTTAAAAACTTAACTGTACCTTCCGTTTGTTCAGATACATCTATTGGATAGATAGGTGCATTATTAGAATAAATAGCTGGCAATTGACTATTTAGTAATATATTACGAACACCAATTTCAGTATTATCAACTTTAGTTTTAAGTTCAGTAAGGGTTTGTTTCGTACCCTCAGCTGTTGTCTTAATCTCGTTTGTCTTCTGCTCTAGCTGTGATAAACCTTCATTCGTTTTCTTTAATTCAGACTTCTCCGCTTTCTGTGTAAGAGCTTCATTCGTTTGACCAATAGACGTATTAATATCCTTGAATTTCTGTACGTTCCCTTGTTTATCAGTTTCATAAATTTGTTTACCTATGAAACCATCTTTAATTTCATCTTTCGTATAAACACCAGATTTATCAGCCTTATCTTTCAGCTGATTATCAATCCAGGTTTGATCCACTTTGTCATTAACTTGCTTTTGAACATCCACTATTTGTCCAGCTATTTCTTGTGCTTTACTTTCCACACTTTGAACCTTTTGATTTAGCTCCGTTTTAGCTATTTCAATATCTTTCTTAACATCTTTAATACTTTGCTGCAATGGTTCTGTATCAGGGACGACAGGTTCCCACGCTATGCCTGTCCATATTTTTAAAATACCAGGCTTACCATTACTAATATCACGCCATAGCGTTTTATTAGGTTTAAGACCAGTAGTAGGTGGATTAGCTCCTTCTATAATATCTACAAGGTTTTGATCCATATAATCTTTAGTCTTTTCTGCTATATCCTTTGCTACTTTACTTTCTTTTTGAGCTTGTTCGGCTGTACCCTTCGCTTCTTCTGCTAACTTTTCTAGTTGTTCTAATAGTTCTTTATTGGCTTTATTACCTAAAGAAGCAAGCACTCTATTGTATAATTTTCGCATTTCTTCATTCGGATCGGTAATTTCACGGTAGTCACCAAATATATATTTATCTTGTGAAGGATCAGTAAATGATTCATCACCAGCGATTGCCCGTGCTTCTAGATACAGTTCAGGAGTAAAACCTGTATCTTTAATTCGGATTGTGTCACCTTCATTAATCAGCTCGTGAGCTAGGCCAAATACACGTCCAATGCTTTGTGCTTGAACATCGTAAGAAATAGAGGAATTTATCCGTTTGGCTAATTCTGTTTTCATAAGAGTCATTAAACGTTTCGGTGTTATATCGCCTTCTGTTTCTGGTGTATAAAATCCAAATTTATGTTGCCCACGTTCGTTCCATCGTTGGAAAGCATCACTGTCCACAAGATAAGGAATACCGTCATTTATGTCAGTAATTGTAATAAATCCGTCTCCTTCTTTTTTGGAGAAACCAAGTAATGCTGTACAAATGTTTTGTGAGTTCTCAACACGTTTAATTCCCACTAAATCTTTGCCAAGTGTTACTTCTTTCCCTGTTTCTTGACCGCGTTTCTTTACCATGTCCACATAGCGACTGACAATTTGAGAACCAACTACTTCAGCACGGTATTGGATTTCTAACTCGAACAAAGAAGCGATATCTTTTAAAAATTTCAGTGGATCTATGAATTCATCAATTGTCATTGTGTGGAAACCAACGTATTCTGTTCTTCCTCTTTTCCACTTCGTACCTACAAGAGCCATATCAATAAACTCATTTACTGTTTTACCTTCCACCTTCTGTGGAGTAATAATGCCAGCTTTCGCAAGTTGAATCCATTCACCAGATGCATAAGCAATGACTGATCTATCATTAGAATCCTTTTCGGTTTCAGTAATAACATACGGAACGATACGCCCGTCACGCACTTCTTTTAATACTAAATTTTGCTGCATGAGTGTAGCTGCATGTTCCGTATTATCAAACACTTTAAATTCTAATGTATCTATATTGTTCTTAATTTCCCAATGTCGTTTATCATCCCAATAATCTTTTGTTTGTATATTAGAAACGATTTGACTCGTTTTAAAATCAACAACATGTAATGTTCCGCTTGGTGTTCTCATCTAAATCGCTCCCTATACGTTATTTTGGCTATTCCCACATCGGAAGGCATAATTTCAAGCTTGTTTAATCCTTTGTTAACAACTGGATAATCACTGAATATATCTTTTAGATTAATCGCCTTTTTACCATTGATTGATACAAGGCTTCGCTCGGTATCAATAACTACTTTATCTCCAACATCAAAAATATAAGGCGGATTATCTTGGGTATTCATATTGACTTTCCAAATTTTTAAGTCATCGATGCTCATGTCTGTACAAAACATGTTATCCGAAAATTGACTGATGCTTATTTGAACTTGTGCCACTTTATCCATATTCATATTGTTTTCATCTTCCCACACGACAAAGCGTTCCGAATCATCCTTTTCGGTATTCCATAAAAACTTAGAAATATAAGCTTCCCATCTATTGCCGGTACGTGCTAACCATAATCGACCACGATATTGATTCCATGTAGTAGGATGATCTCCAGGTTCATTTATAAGCACTTGCTCGCTGTTTGGTTTCTTTTTGTTACCAAGCTTAGCGAACCCTGTATTCTGTTCTGCTTGCCAATGAACATCATTCATAGAAATACGAGCCACATAGTCGCTATTTTCATCTAACAAACCTATTTCAACACGCCCCATTTGATCGGGGTGAGAGCTTCTTACCCCAACATACGCCTGCATAATAAAATCTTGTAGCGGGCCTTGTGGGATGTTCTTTTTAGCTATGCAACCATGCCATCCTTTTATATTTGTTTCACCTAAATAAACCGGAACTAGGCGTGAGCCTGCATCTACTTTAAAAGCCCCGCCCCCTACCATATCTTCTGCACTCGGAACATCCGTCCATCCTATAGTGGTAGACATTTCATCCCACATTACCCGCTGATTTCTTTCGACAGGTATCTGATTTACGCTAAGCGGCCATCCGATACGAAAATAATTGTCTCCATTCCATACATCAAGAAATGTGGAAGGCTTTGTTACTTCAACTTCTATAATTGGATTAGATTCTACACTACCTTTGTTTTGAATATTTGCTATTAACCCACGCCCATCCATTTCAAATTCTACTGTTTTAGTAGGCCCTAACTTATATGGCATTGGACAAACGAAATTCAAAGTACCTTTACCTAAAGTAACGAAATCATCAGGATTAAAATCCTCATCAATTATAGCTAAATATGTTCTATCAGGGGTTGCATCAAATACTAGCTCAACTGCTTCTTCTGTAATTAACCATGCTGCTATTTCTTCTTTTAATGTTTCTAAATCTGTTCCATCTGGAACGATAATTCCTACAGGGACAGGAAGTGGACGAGGATCTGTATCCGTTCCTAATAATCTTGCGCCTGGATATCCAGGTATTTTTAAGAAATTACGTTTTAGAGGTGCCCATGTTGGTGGGCTCCATCCTTTTTCTATTTGGATATATTCTTTTCGTTGATTGTTGAATGTAAAAGAGCTCATTTTGACACCCCGTTTCTTTATAAAATAAAAGAAACCCAAACCTAAAAGGCTGAGTTTCTCTTGTTTTCTCTATCTTGATATTCAGTTGTGTATCGATAAGTACCACGTGCAACTTCTCGTCCATCTAAATTAACAGGCACTTCAATTGCTAATCCACCACCTGGAACCGCAAATTCACCATTTATTCCTTGAGTTTGATACAATCCATTAGCTTGCGCCCCTAAATTGCCTACATTAACTGTTGGTACTGCCGCTGCACTCATTGTTTTAGAAGCTTGATTAATAATCCCTATTGAATTCTTCATTCCCTCCGCAAGTCCATCCCCAATACTTTTCCCAGCTCTGTTACCCATATGACTAAACTGTTTAAAAGTATTATTCACAGTATTAAAGATGTTTTCAAATGCGGAGGATAACATGTTATCTTTATTTGGATTTAAATTCGGATCATTATAGAAATCTTTAAAAATTTGTTCTCTAAATCCAGCAACTTTTTTACCGATTTCTAGCCACTTTCCGGATTCTACAAATTCCTCTTCTAATATTTCTTGAAATGGATTGCCACTCTCTAACACACTACGTATATAACGTGCTACAGGGTTATCAGCACTCATACCGCTATTAACATCATAACCCTCTAGTTCTTTACCAACTGCTTTCAATGCATCTCTCATGTCCACTGGTAAATGTGTAATCCAGTCATTTAGATAATCACCGTCTTCAAATATTGCTTCAAAGTATTTTTGAAGTGGATTATTATTCATCATTCCATTCATATTTGAACGATTAAATGCATTTAAGGTGTTTTCTAGAATACCAAATACAGAATTTGATAGGTCTTGTACTACTTGAAGAACCCCACCTGAAGATTGTTGAATACCGACTGCAAGACCACTACCAATATGTTTACCAACTTTATCACGCATCACACGTGATGGACTGTGAATATCAAAGAATCCAGTAAAACCATCTAAAATGCTGTTACCAATTGATCTAACTTTGTCCATTACTTTTCCAGCCATACTACCAAGACCGTCAATCAGACCACTTATAATGTCTTTCCCTATCTTAATTAAATCAACTTTTCTTAAAGTATCAACAATCTTCGGTATAATATCTGTTACAATTGTAGAGCCTAATTGTCCTACCATGCTTACAATCCCTTTTATTAAAGCCAAAATCAATTGAACACCAGCTTCAAGGATTTTTGGTAAATTCTTAATTAATTCTCCAGCTAAAGTAATAATAAGTTTTAATGCTGCGGCTATTAATTCTGGTAGAACTTTTATGATACCAGCAATTAACATAAGCAATATATTGATACCAGCTTCAAGGATCTTTGGCAAGTTAGCGATTAATGTGGATGCTATTTTAACAATTAAATCTAAGGCTGCATTAATAAGTTGCGGTAAGACTTTCACAATCCCATCGATAATAGCCATTAGAATTTTTATACCGGATTCAATTATTTTAGGTAAGTTTGCTAGTAATGTATCTGCTATTTTCGTTATAAGATTTATCGCTAAATCTATTAATTGCGGTAACATTTTAATGATTCCATCTATTAAGCTAATTAATACTTTTACACCAGCTTCAATAATCTTTGGTAGATTTGATGTAATTGCTTCAATCAAAGTTGTAATGACGGTAATAATTGCTAAAGCGATCATAGGTAATGCTTGTGTAATACCTGTGATTAATGAAACTAATAAATTTATTCCTATTTCAATTAACTGAGGTAAAAATGACATAATTCCATTAATAATAGTTTCTATAATCGTTACAGCTATTGGTATTAATTGCGGAATCATCTGCATAATTCCATTAATTAAAGTCATAATTAATTGAAGACCAGTTTCTATAAGAGTAGGTAAGACTTGTACAATTCCAGAAATTAAGGTTTGAATAATTTGGATTCCTGTTTGAACGATTATAGGAAGATAAGTTACAATCATTTGCGAAATCGTATTAATGATTCCAACAATGGCTTCAAGAATAATTGGAGCCGCTACAACCAAACCATTCACAAGACTTGAAATCATTTGAGATCCAGCTTCAAGAAATTGCGGTAATGCTGTTGTTACGAAATTAGCTATATTGGTAAATATATTTGTTATGGTTTCAAGAATAATTCCTGAATTTGCATTCAAATATTCTGCAATCGCTGGTAAATAACGAGATACAGAAACAAGGACACCAGGAAGACCACCGATAATTGCCCCCGCTATAGAAGGACCAATTGTTTTAAAAATCTCTCCTAATTGGCTAAAATCTCCTGAAAATACCGCTTTTATAGCATCAAAAAGATGTAGACAAGCGTCACGTATTTTAACAACAGCTAAGCCAATTTTCTCCGCTGCGGCTTGAAAACTCTCAGGTAGATAACCTACCCATTGATTCATATGATCTCCTTCAGCCGCTGTAGTAAATAGATACTTACCTAAAGCGATAAGAATCCCAATAAAGTTCTGTATACTAGTAATCACACCAGATAGACTATTATTGAAACCTTCATTTGCCTGCCATAAATGTTTCATCCACACGACTACTCCTGCTATAGCTGCAGTGGCCGCTATTAATCCTCCAACTACCAATGCAACTGGACCAGCAACAGCCCCAATACTTACACCTACTATTCCGGCTATACTGGATAAGGTGACAAATACCGGAGCTAGAGCCATGCAAGCTCCAATTAATATTCCTAATGCTACAGCAACCGTTGTTAATGCTGCGGCTAATGCTGGATGTGCTGAAACCCAACTTGCAAAAGCTCCGATAATATTAGCTACAATACCCAAAAGTGGCTCAAGTGCCATTTTTAAGTCACCCATTGCTTTTTGGAACTTCACAGCTGGACTTGCATCCATTTTCTTTATCATGGCATTTAACTCTTCTTGACTTACGTTTAAATCAATGACCTTATCTTTAGCATTTAAAAGCGTATCTATAATATTCTGTCCTTGGTCTTCAAACATGGTCCCGAATAGTTTTACACCAATCTCATTCCGCTTGGTTTCATCCTCAATCTGATTTAAAGCTTTAGCGATATCTGTCATAGCGGCTGAACCTTCTTTACCGCCTTTTGCTACAGATTGTCCCCATTTTTGTAATTGATCGGCTGAAATTTTCGTACCTTCAAGGGATTCCTTCATTGATTTATCGACTTCTTTACCAAACTCAGCTGCTTTAATACGCCCTTCTTTCAAACCATCTAAGAGATTATCGATCATTTACATTCAACGTGATTCGCAAAGTCACGCCCGTTCTCTCATGAACTGCTATACGTCACCGCATAGATTAGACTATATCTTCAACTACTCGAGTTGCTCCCCGTTTCGAGTGTCATTTGCTTACACCCTACGTCTTTCGACTAGTCGTTGCACGTTCCTTAATTAAAAGGCTTCGCTCAGTATTGTCTCACTTGAGAGTTTCACTGAATTAAAGGAGTTTTTCATTGTATGTCGCCATACAAGGGAACTATAATCTAATTCCAGGTTCCTGTATCTACCCCAGCTGCCATAATCGCTTGTACTTCTTCAGCTGTATACCCAGCTCGTGTTAACTGCCCGCCATATTCAGCAATGATATCTAACTGTTCTGGGGGGAATCCCATTTTTAATAAGGCATTTGTTAAAGCTAGCGCACTATCATTGGTTATCCCCAATTCACTACCAACTTCATTGGTTTCTTGGATTAATTCGGTAAAATCAATACCTGCATAAGAAGCTGATATTGCGGCTGCTCCCTTTACAATTGCTGCATTCGCTTCATCACCAACTGTTTTATTTAAAGCCCATTGTCTACGAGTTCCTTCAAGAGCTTCTTCCACATCTACACCATATGCTTCGATTCCTCGAACCGCTTGTTCAACTGATTTCTTAGATGATGCTGGGACTTCAAAAGTTACATCAATTTTCGTTTTTAATTTTGAAGTATCAAGAGCCTTTTCAATTACACCTGAGATGCCCCCAGCCGCCATCGCTCCGCCTAACATATTTTCTAAACCGATATCTAATTCTTTGAAGCTTTTCCCTGCTCTTTCAGCTTCACGTGAAAGGTCCCTTAAATCATTTCGAACTTGTTGTATTGAATTACCATCATCAACAGAACGAAGCGCACGTTGTAATTTTTCAATATCAGCTTCCGCTCCCAATGCTTCACGACCAATAAGACCAATGGCTTGATCTAACTGCCTACTGGTAGCCGTGCCACTTTTAATTGCATTCACAAGACGATTTCCTAACGCTCCTGCAAAATCATCAACACTTTTACCTGTAGCTCTAAATAATGTTTCTAATTGCCTTGTTGAACTCGCTACATTCTCTTGCTCAGCTTTCATGTTTCCAAGTTTATTTTTCAGACCATTAAGCGATCCTTCTGTAAATTCAATTTCACGCCTGAATGCACGATATTGTTCTTCAGAAATTTTACCGTTTTGAAATTGAGCTTGTACTTGTTGTTCCGCTGCTTTCAACTTATCTAGTTTTTGCGTTGTATTTTCAATCTGTTGTGTAAGTAACTGTTGTTTTTGCGCTAATACTTCCACATTACCTGGATCAAATTTTAGCAAACGCTCGACATCTTTTAATTCTTTAGCCAAAGCATCACTTTGTTTATTTACATCTTTTAAAGCATTTTGTAACGGCTGAGTATTCCCGCCAATTTCTATCGTAATTCCTTTAATTTTTCCTGCCATTTTCTCACCTCTCTTCTTTAGAAACTATTAAAGTCTGCTTGCGTTGCTTTACGTGTTTTTTCTTGTGGTGGTTTCTGCATTTCTAAATATTCATCGATATAATCAAGGCACATACCAATCGTCATATCCTCTAAATCAGCCTTTGTAAGTTTGCATTTATAACACAAAACAAGGAACGTCTCAGTGGTGAATACATCACCCTGATTCGCTCCTTGTTGACTATTATTACTATCTACAACTTTTTTTTAGATTGAATTGTGGAAGCTATCATATCTTGAATATCTTCTAAGATTTCAATGATCGGAAATTCATCAAATGAATCTAACCATACCATCGGTTCTGGTATCTTTGGATCAGCTGTTTTCGCCATAGTCCAAACAAGATTATAAAACACTTCGAAATCCACACTATCTAACTTACTTGGATCTAGATTTTCCATATCGATTTTCCCAAGTGGTGCTAACTTGAGAAGTTGTGCAAAATAATCCTTTCCAAATTGCGCTTTAAATCGGACTGGTGTTCCTCCTGTACTTTTCAAACGAATATCTTGACCATCTACTGTAATTGTCTTTTCCATTTACTATTACGCTCCTTTTGGTGCTGCTGGTTTTTTAACATATACTTCTTTGTACCAATTATCATAAATTGCTTGAGTTGTTTTAGATGTTGTTTTTGTTTTAACCATTGGTCTTCCACCAGGAGCTAAAACGATTGGACTAGAAACAAACTTCAGTTCATTTGTATTTGGTTCAGCTGAATTTGTTTTTGTTTTAGATGCAATTGTTGGACGACTCGCTGCACAGTTATACATAACATGTCGAGTAGCATTTACATCGCCATCGAATTCAAATAGTAATGCAAATGGTTTCCCTTTAGCATCAGCTAATTCATTTAATACACCATCTGTCTCATCTAATTGTTCGCCTAACGCATCAATAGCAAATTGCTCTGGAATAGTGGCAATATTTAATGTTCCATCGTAACCTTGGTTATTACTTGCTGCGTAATAAAGCATGTCATCTGCATAGAATTCAATTAAATCACCACGCGGCTCAAATGTTAGTTCAACCCCACCAGGCAATGGAATAGGTGTCGCAAACTTTACTAAAAAATCTTGAGTATCAAATGGGACATAATGTACATTCTTTAAACCAAACGTAACTTTATTTTCTTTAAGCATTTATATCAACCTCATTTCATATATTTTCTGATACATATTTTCAGATTCAATAATTCCTTCAATCGGTGAGTCATAAGGAATCTCATGATCGTCTAGAACTTTTTCAAGTTTGGCTTCTACAACTAAATTTTTTTTAGTAGTGTAAAGCTCAATATTTACATCATTTATTTTGTGATAAACCTTGTTATCTGCCATTAGGTTTGCTGATCCATCCACAAGGAAACAAATATATGGAGGACTTGGCACAGGATTACCTGGTGTTGCTGTGAAATGCGAATAAGCCACAGGATAACCTGTAGCTTCAAGAATTTTTGTTAATTCAACTAATGTCATTGTTGAACCGCCCTTTCGATACGTCTTGGCAACTCATCAATTACATACTGTTCAACTGGAAGGATATGAACTTGTGCCGGAACACGCCCACCCCCGACTTTCGCATGTCCATTTTCTAAAAGATGCGTTAATTGTCCTTGTGAATTGTGGACGACAACACTATTACCTTCTTTTTTCTTACGCCATCCTTTACGATATGCCCCTGTTTTTTTAGGACTACCTTGCTTTAATTTTTCTACAGCAACATCAGCAACTTCTTCTTGCGCTGTCAGTAATTCTTCTTCCACAACATTTGCATATCTTTGCAATTCTCTAGCAAGTTCGCTCGCAAAATCATTCATATCAAATATGCTCCTTTGCGATAATAGTCAATGTTTGATACATTTCATCATCATTCATTGGCGGTTCGATAATATCAAAGATACGACCTTTCATATTGATTCGCATTAATTCTGTAATACCTGCTGTATAAGGCGTCACAAACCGATAAATCCGTGTAGATTGTGATGCTGAAGCTTCAATGTACTCCGAACCTTTTACCGTTTTTATCATTGCCCATGCTTTTTTTACTTCTTGCCAATTACCTGTTTCAACTTCTTGATTTAATTCATCTTTTATTACTTCAGGTTGTTCAATGATAATTCGATTTCTACAATCGCCTGTATTCAGTGGTTTTTTATACTGAAAAGGACGCATATTAATCACCGTCCAATTTAATTTCTTCTAATGCTTTATCGATACCTAAACTATTAATCTGACTTAAAAAATTCTTGTCAAAATACTCTAATGCATCGTTATAGACATAACGAGAACGTTCAAAGACTAATTCTTTGAACTCCTCGTCTTTATTTAAATCATAATTCCCACAAACCCTAAGTAATGCCTTGTTAGACGTAGAAAGGATGCGCTTTAGGTTATCATCTTCCTCAGCCCCTAAGTGCATCCTATCTTTAAATTCTTGTAATACTACATCTGAAATTACTGTTTCCATTCACATCATCCTTGTGTCGGTGGCGTTACTTCTTCAAGTTTCAGTGTATAAACTTGTGAAGTGTATTTATCCTTCGGTTTACCTGTAGCATATTGTTTAGCAATATAAACAGTTGCATCTTCTAAAGCTAATGTTTCTTCATACTTCTTGATTGGCTCTGTTCCACCCATTGCTGCAACATATTGACCTTTAACAAAGAATAATACTTTTCCTTGAGGTACAAACACTGATTCTGTAAGGATTGGGTTAAATGGCAAGCTAGTTACATATACTCCGGCCGCATTTTGAATTGTCGCGTTTGCCTGAATATCAAAAGTATCAAACGGATTAGTTACCATAACTACTTTACCAGCAATATTTTTTGGTCGATCTGCGTCTGAACCATCAGCATTTAATTTTTTAGCTAACAATTTAACAACGCCTTTTAATTCGTTGATTGTTTTACGACCTGGTTCAAATGTTAAAGTACCTACTGGCTTTTTATCTGGATACACTCCGCCAACAACACTTCCACTTGGATCTTTTAATAACCCAATAGGTTCATTCTTACCTGTACCAGCTACAAATCCACGTTCTAAGCCTACTTTCATCGCTTCTGTAATCATTGTACGAACATAACGTTCTACCCATACAGGTCCAAGTTTCAACATGTCATTTGCTAATGGAATAAACGCCGTTAATTTAAGTTGTGAAATGCTATCTTTACGGAATGTAGCGTTTAATTGACCTTTAATACCATCAAATAATGGCCCCCATACCGCTGCACCTTCTGGATCTCCGTAAACGAATTCTGTTACTGCACCTAAATTCTCTAAACCAATATGTTGTAAGAAAGGATGATCTTCAACTAAGTCATCAAAAATACGTTCTTGAGTTGTTTTAGGTAAAGTTTCAGTAGACTTAAATCCACCTTCTTCAACTACTGCATTAAAGAATTTCATTTCGTCACTTGTTAATACATTAGCGCCACGAGACTGCATAATAGAACGATCTACCATTGATTCATTTACTTGATTTAAAATATCTGCTCGTACATCTGTAGCAAGTGCTCCAATCATAGAATTTAATGCTGCTGTTTGTTCTTCTGGAGTTCCCTCCTGTGTTGCTTTCGCAAATGCTAGTTTCTTTTCTTCAAAATTATTAAATTTAATAACCATATTTTATTTTCCTCCTAAATTTAAAAAGAGCGTACTCAAATTCTGTTTTGTATTAACAGGTTCTTGAATAGGCTCTTTTGGATTTGTATTTGTTTGTAAATCATTCAGAATTTCATTTTTTAGTCCTAATAGTGCAGCGTTTAAATCTTCTTTTGTAATCCCTTGGCCTTTATTCATTGTTCCATTTCTAAAACCATCGATTACTTTCTGTGGAAGCATGGAAGCAGTAGTAGTTGAAGCTGTCATTTTAACTGGATTCTCCATAAACATAATTTCATCCACAAAGTTATTTTCTAATGCTTGTTGTGGACCCATCCAAGTTTCTTCAGCCATCATATTAAGTAGTTCTTCTTCTGATTTACCACTCTTAATGACATAGGCGTTTACAATTGCTCGATCTGTCGTTTTCAACATTTCAGCCGCTTTTTCCATATCACGATGATCTCCACCGTTCCACATCGAAGCGTTATGAATCATGATTTGTGCAGTTGGAGAAATTCGGACTTTATCAGCAGCCATTGCAATAACAGAAGCCGCACTTGCAGCCAAACCAACAATTTGAACTTCCACATGACCAGGATAATTCTTTAACGCTGTGTAAATCTCTGAACCTTCGTGTACATAACCACCAGGACTATTAATTGATACAACTAAGTCATCGCCATTTGCATCATCAAGCGCTTTTGAAATCTTACCTGGGCTTGCAGCATCCATTTCAAACCAATCATAAATCCACGCTTCATCATTTGAAATAATTGGGCCTTTAACGTCAATTTTCACCGTCATTTTGTTTCTCACCTCCTTCTTCTGTATTCATTTCAGCGTAGTTTTTCGTAATATAATGCTTGTTCAAGTTAGGATCATCCGATATTTCATAGTCTACTTCTACCCTGATTTCATTTCCTTTAAATACACCAGAAGCAATCAATTTATCTATTTTTTCCGCCAAATCAAATATACTTTGATAAGAAACAGCTTTTACTTGAATCCTTTGTCCTTTTAGATACTCTTCTTTTTCAAAAAATTTAACGTTTGCTTCATCTGATATCTTTTTTAGCAAAGGTTTCACTGTGAAAAGCATGTAATTTTTCGTTTGCTTCTCTACATCAGCCATTTCACCATATAATAAAGCTGTCGGAATACCAAAAGCCATTGCTACTTGATTTAGAAAGCCATTAGTTACTTTATTGATTTCTTCCACACTAGGGCCATTAGCAGAACCATTATAAACTTCTTTGTACTCAATCCCTTTTTGTTGTGGAACAATAGCTATATCTTTCTTACCGATCGCTTGATACATGTCATCTATAAATTTTTGTAACTTATCGACCTGTTCTTGTGTTTTAGCACCAATCATATCCATATCAACCGTGCCACGAATTTGATTTTTTCGTTTCTGAGAACTTAAAATTCTTCCGAATAAGTCGCCATAATCAGCAAAGAGTCCATCAATAAGTGGTGATAACTTATCATTTCGATATCTCAAATGAATAACTTCACTTTGTTTAAAACTTCTTTTAAACTGATAATCTTTTACTGTGACATTCGTAAAAGTATCTTCAAACACGGCATATTCGTTATGTTCAAAATCATCAGCAATAAGTAAATCACCATCATCAGCTTGGATAACTAAACACTCATTATCATAAACAAGCTTCTGAATGAATTTTTCCCAAAATGTACTTGCTGTCATATTCTTATTAGGTCTAACATTTAACCGGTAGTAAAGTTCATTCTTTTCAAATGCTTCACCATTTTTAACTCTAAATTCCGATTGACTAATTGTTCTTCCTAAAAATGATATACAGGTATCAATCGCTAGTCGCTTCATGTGGACTCTGTTCGCTGTATCAATGAACATATCTACATCAAACATAAACGCAATTTCTTTGTTTTTGTTTAATACATCACTGATCCATCCAATTGTCATCACCCCCTTTATTAGAATTTAATGTCGCCTATAACAAAATCAGTTACTTCTTGTATTTCATCAGCCCTATAAAGAGCATGTACAAAACACTGGAAGCCATCAGTCTTTCTACGAACCGGCTCTTTCTTCTCATAAACTTTGTTACCATCGGCTTTAATAACAACCAATACGTTTTGTGTATACCAACGCATCATAGGATTATCATCAAAAACGATTTGTTTATTTGCGAATGCCATTTCAATTCGAGGTGCTAGTAAACTATGAATTGCTCTAGGATTTCTTATAACTTCTATTTCGAATCCTTCCGCTTCTAATAACGGTCTTATTGCTTCCATACGGAAATTATCAGCAATAATTTTCTTCAATCCATAAGAGTCACGCATTTCAACAAACCAATCGACAATATGTTGAGGATTAATTGTTGGTTCATCCACAACAGTTAACAAACCTTGTTCTTCCCATTCTCTAATTGGTGCATATTTTTCTTTTTTAAATTCTTTCGCTTTTTTAGAGTAGCCATAGTAAATATCAACAAATTCTTTACGAACAAAAGAATGCGTTTTGAACACATATTCACCATCTACTCTAAATAAAAGCCCACAAGCAGCGAAATCTCTAATACTAGCAAAATCTAGGGCTCCAATACATTCTCGCCCATACAAATCAGGAAACGGACGGTTTGTTGCTTTAATCTCTTCCCACTTCGCAACCGAACGTTCTAAATCTGACACAGGTAAATTCATTCGTTTTGTCATGAATTCAATTCTGTTGTCTGGATCGTCTTCTAAATCTTCATATTCTTCCTTCATCGTTTCAAATAAGCCTTCAGCATATTCACTTAATGGCTTTGATAACATAGGATTTGCGAATTCCCATTTATCTAAATCGTCAACTTCTCTTTCGTCATTAAGCTTACATATAAAGGGGAAAACAGCGTTCGGACGCGCTTCACCTCTTAAAACTTTCATTGCTTTTTCTTTTAATTTATCTAAGAAACCATCTCGTACATATCCATCTGTACCAATATAAAACTCACGCGGATTCTTTCTTTTTCCCAAGCCGCTGATGTGGACGCGGACATCTTTATTACTTTCATATCGATGTATTTCATCGAAAACTACCGCACCGTCTCGCAAACCATCTTTTGTATCTCCGTTTGATGTTCTAAACTTCAATACACTTGCAGTAGCTCTTGAAGTAGTTTGTGTTTCAGTTGCTTTGAAAGCCTTTTTTAACGTTTCATGTCTGCGAACTGTTTTCTTTACTTCATCAGGGCTTGTCTTCGCTTGTTCTTCACTATTTGCAACAACAGATATGTTATATTCAGGTATTCCATGTAATTCACTAATTAAAAAATGAGCGATAACTGATATTAAACCGTTTTTACCGCCACCGCGCCCTAACATCCACAAGAACTTGCGATAAAATACACGGCCATTCTTCTTATAAAGTAAAAAAACGAATGCTATTAAGAATTTTTGAAATGGTTGCAAAGGAAAATACCACTTCTCACCGAAGTTGATACAATCCTGAATCATTTCATCATCAAAATACAAATCTTCTCTGTTTAAAACATATTTTTCTAGATAATTAATTAACAGTTCTCTTTCTTTGTTGAACTTTACCTTTCCTGAACGATAAAGCTCAATGTATTCTTCCACATACTTTTGCTTAATCATGTTAAATCACTTTTGCTATATCCAGTATTAGAATTATCAGTCTTAGGAGGATTAAAATCTAATCCTAAATCCTTTCCTAATGCAATTAATGAACTGTTAATTTTATTTTTCTCCGCAATCGCTGGGTTTGGTTTGGTGAACTTTTGCGATCCGTTAATTGTAGTAATCATTGTCCCAAACTCTTCAATAGCTTCATCCAATTGATAGTACAATTCTAAGAGGTTTAAATACCTCTCAACCTTCTCAACTTGAATGCTATTTTCTTCATCTATTCGATTTAATAGTTCTCTTTTTACTTTCGCTTTGTTCTTCACAGTCACCACCCCCCTTACGTGCGTAAATTTAGTAAAAAAACTCGACAGTTAACCCCCTCCTCCGGTGCCCCTTAGAGCATTTTTTGATGAAATTTTTTAAGGGGGGGTGTTATTATCGAATCATTTTTACCACTTTTCATCGTTTTCCCATTTGTTTATCTTTTTTACAAACACTCTACCGTGTTCTTTATTATGACAATCCACACAGACTGTTTCTAAGTTATCTATTTCTAATGCAAGTTCTGGATGATGTTCTAGTTCTTTTATATGATGGACAATAAGTTGAATCTTCTTACGCTTTGCACTCTCACTGTACTCATTGGTATCTGTTTGTACTCGACCATTGCGTTTACATTCCTGGCACTCATAAGAGTCTCTCTTCTTTACTTGCTCACGTATCCTCTTCCACTCACCACTGTCATAGAACTTACGCTTCTGTTGTCTGGTTTTATATTCATTCATGAAGCTTACCTCTTTGTTTATAAAACAACTTAGCTATATCAAGAGCTAACAGGATAATCCAGAATGGAATTAAAAAGAAGATAACAGCAATTGATATAACAATTGTCGCTATCAACCATACAGCATCGTCCACATTCTTATATGCAACCTCACATATCGATGGATATAACCTGATTGTTGTATATAGTAGCCCGACAATAAGATAAGCTAATAGCCATAACATCTACCTCACTCCTTTTAACCTTGATTTATCAATCACCCACGTCTTACCAATCTTCTTTGCTACAATCTTTCCTTCAGCGCATAAGTTCTTAATATGACCAGGTGATACATTAAGAATAGATGCAGCTTCATTTACACCGATTACATTGTGTAAGAATATATTCATTCACAACCACCAGAATATAAGTGTTGTTCCAACTCTAAGATTCTTTTATAGCTTTCAATGTAAGCTGGATTACAATTGTTAATAAGCAAACAATACTTCTTTACTTTAGTTAAATCGTATTTAATAGCCCATGTTTCTTTTGTTGTATGATTGATTTGTACATCTTGCTTTAGCTTTAAGGCTTCAATAAGATCCTCGGTTGAGAACTTAGCTAATAATTCTGTTACACTTTTAGATTCAGCCTTCTGTTCATATACACCATCCATCTACTCACCCCTTACACTTAAATCTTTTCTCCATTTATCTTTTTCCAGTAATTCTTTTATTGATGTTTGCATGAGATATTCCACAGAATAAAACATAGGTTTCCCGCCATACAGCTTGTAATACTTAACATCTATTCCAGACTTTTTGTGTGCTTTTTCAAGTGGTTTAAGGTATTTGATATATGCTTTCTTATCAATAGGCATAAGACCAAGTGCAGCAATCTTACCGTTTAAAACACTGTCCATCTATCTTCACTCCTTAATCGCTCGACATTTAATAGAATCTATAGATTCCGCTATAATCTTTCCATCTAATGCAGTACTGATCTGTATATCTTTTAATTCATTCTTATTAGTAAACCTACCCATAACCTTATCCAACTTCTCAAATGCTTCCACACATGCATAAGCTACGTTTGTTAATTCCTTCATTTGTTTCAATGCTTCAGTCGTATCAACATTCACCTGAATTGCTAATTCACTAGTTGTACTTTGATCAGTTTGCTTCTTAACCGGATTATAAGGTTTAGGTGTTGCTGGTCCGCCACACTTGACACATCTCATCCCATCTAAAAAATGTCCAAACATCACGGTACGACACTCATTGTCCATACATTCTAATTGCGTTTTAAATTTCATCTTTCATCCTCCTCCAAAATAAAAAGCACCCGAATGGATGCTAAAAGAATCTTATTTTAATAATTTTGTAGTCTGATTTAATTTATACAGGGAAATGAATGAACACAACATCCTATTATCTGTAAGAATGGAAAGTAAACTTAACATTAACTTCCGATAATAAAAAATTATGTAAACAAGATATTTTCTCGGAATGTAGTGATATCAGTCATTTCCCCGTTTTACCTATTTTATTGTTTAATTTGTAATTAAATGTAATTGTATGCAAATTTCATACATTGCTGTATTTATAGGTGTTTTCACTGTCAATAGCTAATTTGCTATGCATAAACTTCACCTTGTTAACTAACTATATTTTCGTTCATTTATTTTGTAACATATCGATAATACATGTAAAGGATGATTATCCATATTAGAATTCCGAAGAAGTCTACCCAACCCATTCCCTAATCACCATCTTTATCTCTTCTATTTATATTCCGGTACGTGATATTTTAATATCCACTCATAAACAAAAGAGCAACCGTTTCGTTCAGTTGCCCTTCCGTTAATTCTTTATGTTATTACTATAAACCCTTTTTGCAATAGTTAACATGAACTGAAGTGAACTTAACATTTTGTTAACTTAACTTCTGAGCATATTCAATCATACGCTTTATTTGTGCGTGTTTGTTATAAATGTATCGTGGACTATAATCTAACTCTTCAGCAAGCTTTTCCAATGTCTTGCCTTCCACATACTTACCATACATAATCTTATGTTCCAAACCGTGGAATGTACTGATTACCTTTTTGAAATCAAACATGTCGTTCATTTTGTGAGCTAAGTCATGTTCACGTACAGCAATACGATCTTCCAGTTTCCCGCCTTCTGAACCTTCAGTTAATCGAACTTCTTGCAAGTCGCCATACACCCATCTTTTTAGTTCGCGCTTACTTCTATCTAAATCATTTTCTAAGTAGATAATTTCATCTTCTAATTTATGATAATCTTTTAACCATTCCAATGTGTATGCCACCTCACTTATTTTAGGATGCCAGCTTGTACAAATATATTTCTCCATGCATCATTCGTTCTTTGTTTATCAAATAATTTACCTCTACGAGCAATCGCCTTCTTTATTTTCCGTTTTTTAAGCTTTTTCATCGTTTTTCCCCCTTGCATTTTCACCTCAAACCGATGAATCATTTTATACAGTGTTATTACACGTTTTTAGACGTTTTATATTGTCCAAGACCTATTACATTCGAAATTAATTTAAACGTTTAATTTCCTTATTATATAGAGCCGTTTTTTCGTGAGAAATGAAAATTAACCTTTTCCATTCCTATAACTCCTATTTTTCAGAAACATATTCATAAAATTCGATTTCTTTATCGATTTTTTCAATTGACCATTCATCAAAATAATTAAATTCAATATTTGCACCTTCAACGAATTCAATCAAAGACATTAAATGTAAAACCTTTTTATATCTATTCATTCCTCTACCTCCTATTTCAAATCCTCAATCATCCATTGAACTTGTTTCACCATTTCATGAACATCAAAATCATTTTCTTTACAAATTTTAATTGTTTCCATTTCTAACACTTGAAAGCTTCCACAATCTAGAAAAATATCTGTTAACCTCCTAACGTGGTCATCAAACGTTTTACAATCTTGTTTATTTATCGGTTTACAGTACATTTTCCTAACCTCACTTTCTATTCAAATGAGGCATTTCAGTCATTCCAATTATGAAAGTATTGATATTTTCAGGTGTTCCAGTAATAATTATTTGCCCTAAATCAACAGTCACTTCATCCTCTTTTCGAGATAGGTTTATTACGGTTTCTGGCTTCTTATTAATAATTCTTAACTTGCTTAATATCTTAAAATTAAGATTCTTCATATTAATTTCCCCTTTTCTACAAAATGAAATTTTTATACTAATCTTCATCAAGAACCGTAACAGTTAAGTAATTCCTAGCTCTCTTTCGCTTTGCTAACTTCCTTTGATAAGTTGGTGTTGTATAATAACGAACTGTTGCAGGAAGTACACCCATATGTTGAGCGCATTCCTTTGCAGTTCCAATACATACGAATGATTCACCTTTATAAACGACGTACTCCTTTAAGTTCATTTTTTATTCTCCTTTTCTATTAAAATGAAGTTTTTGTTTAGTTTTCTTTATCCCACCCTTGATACTTTCTGAATAATTCAGCCATTGTCATATTGTTATGTTTTGCTAGATCTTTAGTTAGGGCACATACATTTTTAAAAGATGTACATCCTTTTTCTATATCGAGATATTCTAGCAAATTAACATGCCAACCATTAAAATATGGTCCCTCACCGTCATTAACTTCTTCCGCCCAACAAAATAGCCTTTGATTATTAACCGTTATCGTGACATTCGGTATACCTTGATTACTTCCCTCACACCAACGCCAACCGCCGCTTTCCCAATGACCATCATCCGTATCTCTTTTGCTTGCATCATCACTCAGTATCTTAAAATCCTCATCCGAAACTTCATATACTTGATATGATGTTGTTTCGTCACCGTATGTTCGTGTAGCATTAACCCCTAATCTTTTTAAATCTTCAGTTATGTTTCCTTGTACTAATATTTCTTCCATTTTAATTTCCTTAGTTAAATTAACAGTTCCGATTTCTTCGTAGGGTTGTACTTTGTAACCTTTTTCTTGTAGTATTTTTAATACTTCTTGTGCATCCTTCCACGCTGATATACCTTGTCCAAATTTAATAGTCACTGTATTCATTTCCATTCTCCTTTTCTAATAAAATAGCGTTTTTGTTCATAATCCTTAATATTTATTTGCAATGCGGTTATAGTTCTTATCGTTTTTAGCCTTATACGCTTCATACATGTCATCAAAATCCATTCCGATAAGTTGCCCGATTTGAATTAAAGAAGCTAAAGCGAATGTGTAGTCAACTTGATTACTAAAATTAGTTCTATAAATTAAACTGAATAATTGATTTAAAGTTTGTCCGGTTCTAATGTCATATTCCAGACTAGCTTTGATAATATCTTGCCCTTTATCAGATAAAACGAAATCAGTATGGCCGTACATATTGCCGAGTGAAGGTAGGAAATGCATGCAGTCCGCAAATTCTTCCCATCGATCGTGAATGTTGTCTTGTTTTCTATTAACCTTCCAATGTTTGAAAAACTCAATTTCATTCGCTAATTCACCTAATTCAACATATAAAGCGGTTGTTGTATTTGCAGTCAGATTGATACCTTCTAATCCTCGTTCTTTTACAAACGCAGCATCTAATTTTTCTTGTCTTTCAAAAATAGGTTGTAAGTTCAACATTTTCATCATCCTTTTCTTAATAAGTTTTTTAAGTTCATTATTCGTTTTTCTAATTGACCAATGGCTATTGTTGTTTTTGACATTTCAGATTTCAACATTGATTTATGAAGAAATTGGTTTTGCAAGTCACTCTCCGCGCTTTCTAATTCTGATTCAAGTTGAATTTTTGTTTCTTTCTTCATTCAATCCCTCCTATACTCCTAATCTGGTCATTACCTTACCTTCTTGGAAACCATGAATCACTGGGTCATTTTCGATAATTAGAGATGGCATTGTCATGAGATCGTGTTTTTGAATGTAATGTGCGTTTTTAGGGTCTTCCACATTGAGATAAGTTACATCTAAAACAGCAACATCAGAAGGGAAATTGTCTAACATCATTTTTAAACGTTTGCAGTCATTACAATTGTTTTTAGTGAATACCGTAATCTTAATCATTTTGTTTTTTCTCCTTTGCATCGTTAATTAATTTAGTAATTTCATAAACACCGTTTTCCATCGCTACCATTCTTCCCATCCCCTTTTAATAGTTGTTTCAGTTCTGTTGTTGTTCCTTCGTATAAGTCCCGCCCATCCGGCAACTTAAATATATTTATCTGAATCAATTTTTCTATTAACCTGTCTTTCCTGTCCATTGTTACTTCCTTATCAATTCAATTGCGTCTTCTGGTGAACGTGCAACCCCAGCAATCGCTCCATTTTTATGCATCGTTTCGATAAAATGCTTTTGATCCGGTCTTAATCTGCCTTTTTCATTTTTTACTTCAATAAAAAACATTTTTCCATCTGATTTACGATAACCAAATAAATCACTAAATCCTTTAGGCAATCCGGTTGATACCGTTCGACCGTCTGCCGTTTTAAATGTTCCCACATTTGCCCTAAATACAATGGCATACGGATTCAATGCCAATCGAATAGCATTTTGCACATCTATTTCTTTAATAACAATCAACTCCTAATCACATTTGGACACTTTGGACGGATACTACCGTTTTTTCAAAAGCTTTATATATAATAAAATTAATTTTTTTATATACTCTTTATTCCTTTCAACTATCCAACTATCCAAAAAAGAATAAATAAAGTAATAAAAGAATAGATATATCAAGGGTTTGAGAGTTTGGACAGTTTTAACAGAACTGTCCGTAAACCTTCCTAAACTCTCCCGAAAAATCAATATCCTAATTTGAAAAAGGGCTTTTTACAATCTTCCAATAAGTCGACTCCTTTATAATAAATTGTTCCACTTTTAAACTTTAAAAATTTCTTACCCATCTCACGACCGAATTTTGTACTACTCATCATATATTGACCGTTATCGCTCGCCCACTCTCTATATGATTGATAGAGGTCTTTGGCTTGTACTTCTAAATTTGTACCCCGATTACAGCATTCTTCAATAAATGCTTCTACTGCATCCATTTCTGTGCGGTACTCATCACGTTGATCCTTAATAACTTGTGGTTCTGGTAGGCCATTTTCACGCCACTTTATATATCCTTCCACAGCCCAATGCAAGATTGCTTTTAATTCACGTCTTAGCTTATGTTTTAAACGCTTATCTACCTTTTCTTTCGGTATCTGTACTGTGAATGGAATAATCGCCATACGCCTCCAAATACCATCATCAGTACCCCGTATAATTGGTTTATGGTTTGTTGCCATCCACAATTTGAACTGTGGCATAAAATCAAATTCGTTTTCGTATAAGAAACGTGCTGTTACTTTATCGCCACCTGTAAGCTGTTTAACTAAACCTTCATCTAATCGCACACCTTCATTTGGCTCTGTAGTAGTGACTAGACGCGCTCCATCTAATCTAGCAATATCTGAATTTGCTCCAGAGCTTTGTTGTTTAACCATAATCGTTTGTGGTTGAATGTTAGTTGCATAGTTTCCGAATATTTCGGTAATTATATCTAAAAATACTGACTTACCATTTCGACCATTTCCATATAGAATAAACATCATTTGTTCCTCCGTAGAACCCGAAAGAGAATACCCAACAGCCCTTTGCATATATTCAATAAGTTCTTGATTACCATCGAATATTTGATTTAAAAATTCAATCCATAATGGACAATCAATTTTATCTGTATACTCAACCGAAGATATTTTTGTGAAAAACTTCGTTTTATCGTGATCGTATAATTTTCCTGTTCGCAAATCTAAGTACCCGTTTTGAACATTAAATAAATCTAGTTCATTATCAAATTCATGCGGCTTAATAGGTAGCAAATGTTCACTTTCTTTAATCATGTTCGTTTTCCCGTTACTACCTCGCGATGATTTCAAGTGTTTATTAAATGCTTTTGTTGCTTCTTCTTCATCTACACCGTCCATCACATGAATTGGTTCATTTTTCATCTTCTCAATTACTTTATCAGCAATATTTTTAATCATCCCTTGTTGGTCAATCAACCATATCTTACCGTCATAAAAGTACCAATTCTTACGGATGTAGCTATATCTAATAACCTCGCCATATGCATCTGTAAATCGTTTTGCATTACCTGTATCATCGTAACTATAAAATTTCTTTTCAATTGTTTTCACATCGTCTTCAAGTACATATAAGTTAAATTCTTCATCACGCTCTCTTGGAATAAAAACGTTCGTACAATCAGTAATTGCTTTATTTAATGTTTCAGCACCGTATGTGGAATTATTTTGTTTTCTATCCCATTTTTCACGATAAAGAGAAGATTTCCGAAAAATACTGTCCATCTTATTGAAATCACGATTTGTCCAAAATGCTAAATCATTTGCAAAAGCCATATCCGCTTCTGATTGTGAATCATAGAATTGTTCCCATCCACCACTCATAAATAATTTGAAACGCACCCCATTTTTACTGTTACAAGCAATCTGAATGATTTCTTCTTCTGGAATATCTACACCTTTTTGCGTACTATGTGAAACGCTACTTTCAGTCACTTCACTTTTTGCAATATATTTATTGTGGAGGTATCCTACTTTCCCATAATCATCATCTTCAACTCGTGAATAATTACTGATAATGTTTCCCGTCATTGCAAAGAAGCGACCACTATCATACATTTCTACATTCCCTTTGCGTCTACCACCTTTAGGCAATTCACCTTTAGCAATAATATGAATGCCATTTCCGCTCACCGAGTATTCTGTATAACTACACATCATTTCAATGAATTCAGACACAATATTGTCCTCATGATCTCCTGATTGATAACGTTCAATTTCCTCACGTACATTATCAATATCAATTCCGAAGTAAGGTGGTTTAAAATAAAATCCTATACCGTCACAATTAAATGTATCGATAGCATCCATGGCGACTTCGAAAGTCGCCCATGTGCTTTCATCGTTTGATTTACCTAACCCTCCGGTATTAGCATCTATAGGAATTTTAGTCATTTTCTCTCCGCGTTGTTGCAACTTAAAACAGCACCATTGCTTTAGTTCTTGCAACTCTTCTGGTATTGCTTCATACATGTTTTAACCCCCTTAGAACGGAAGATCCTCATCCTTGATTGTCATTCCACTTTGTTGCATTTCAGAAAACGTTTGATTTTTTTTATCATTTTTAAAAGTATGATTTAAAGGTCCTGTAACTTTTGATGGTGACCAATTTTTCACGTTTGTATTGTCATATGTTTTTCCGTTGTATTCAGATTGTTCATTTTTCACAGTTACCATTACCGTTTTCTTTATGAAGTCATTTAATAATTCTTCTAATGATTTATAACTCTTACCATTTTGTAATAGACACGATTTACCGATTGTATTAAAAGTTTTCATATTATACTTCCCAGTATCTTTCGCCTTCCAAACACGGTGGAAGATATGACAATTTTTATAAGCTTGCTCTACATCATTACGAATGATTAAATCAAATTGGATAAATTCAGCACCGCCTGGTGTAGCATCTTCATTACATTGATTAATGACTACCTCATAATTACCGTCTGCAATACGTCCATTACTTTTAAATACTTCATTAAAATTTAAAGTGAATCCCATTTTCATTCTCCATTCTGGTTTTTATTTTAAATAAATCCTAATAGTTTCCCTTGATGGTACGCCCATCCCCGTTTATAGTTACGTGAATTTGCTAATTCATACAGTTCCTTCATATCCTTACAATCCTTCGGTTCTCTAAAATCAAGTGTTATATGAACGTCTTCTTTTGTGATTTCTTCAAGTGTTGCAGTTTTATCCACTTCATATTCTGTTACAGGTTTTATTTCTGGTTTGTAACCACACTCAGGACATTCTTTTTCACTTGATGGGTAAACCGCAAAACAATTTCCACATTGTTTTATTTTTATTTCTGATTCAGTGGATGATGTTTTTCTACTTGATAAGCTCCAGTGTCTCTTTTGATCTGGCAATCCAAATCGTCTTACATTATCTACATGATCTATAATGATTGATGTTTTATTAGGCTTGTACCTCATCCCTCTCATGCTTTGTTGAATATAGAGGGAAAGGGATTGTGTAGGTCTAAGCATGATAACTGTAGAACAGTCTGGTACGTCAAAACCTTCCCCTATCAAGTCCACATTTGTTAACACTTTGATTTCTTTATTACGAAATTTTGTAATGACTTCTTCTCGTTCTAGCTTTGGTGTTTTCGCATCAATATGTTCTGATACAATGCCATAATTCAAAAATTCTTGTTTTACCATTTTGCTAGATTCGATATTGTGGCAATAACATATTGCTTGCTCTCCTAATGCTAATTTTTGATAATGCTCAACCACATCACCATAAATCGTTTTGCTTTCCATCGCTTTATCAATAGAACTACTTGAAAACTCGTGTAGATTATTCAATTTAAGTAAAGATGTATCTATTAATTTCGGTGCATAGTATTTATATGGAGATAAAAAGCCATTTTCAATGAGCCATTCAGCATCAACTTCTTCAATAAGAACATCGTTTATGTCTCCTAATCCGCTCCCATTCAGGCGAATAGGTGTAGCAGTAAAACTAAGACGTAACACATCATGAAAATATTCATATATCTTACGATAGGAAGCGGCTAAACCGTGATGTGATTCATCAGTAATGATTAATGAAGGTTTAACTGTTTTATCTAATCGCCTTACTATTGTTTGAACCATTCCGAACTCTACAAAATCCATATTCACTTCATTTTTAATGAATGTGTTACGAATCTGATCAATTAACTCTTTCCTGTGGACTAAAAATAAAACTTGTTTTCCGTTATTCGTTGTCATTCTAGCAATATCTGAAATAATGACTGACTTACCAGCACCACATGGAGCAACAACACAAGGGGATTTAAACCCTTCCATATAAGCTTTTCTTGTCTTTTCAACTAATTTTTTTTGATAATTATGTAGCTGAAACATCGGAATGTAACAGCTCGCTTTGTACACAGCCTTTACGCTCATCGATTTGATTTTTCGCGTATGTGCTATTTGTTGCGCTTAAAACAAACCCTCGTGTACCATCTTCCTTTACTTGCAAACGCCCCACAATATCACATAACCCTAGAACATTATTCATGATTTTCTTGTTGATTTGAGGGTAAGATCGGTTATATTGTTGTCCTTCACTATCGATATAAAGATCATCAGTTTCCCAAGCCGTCCAAATCAGATTTGCACCCAAGTTTTTTAAATATCGTAAACTGTTAACAATCCTAAATTGCATATATTGATAGTCACCTTGAGATGGAACACCTTTATTTTTCCCTTTACTTCCAAGATCGGATAATAGACAACGTTCTAATTCGCTTATGTTATCTACTACAATGTTGTCATATACATCTTTGTAATTCTTGTCCAATTCAAGAATTAGTTTTTCCCAAAATGTCCATGTATCAGTATTATCCACATATACAATATCGATGTTTTCTTGACCTTTTAACACCTTCGAAGTTCGGTCTACATCTAAAACAAGTGTTTTCCCTGGAAAGTATTTAATTGATGTTGTTTTACCCATTCCAGGTGGAGCGTAAATCAAATATGTTTTTTGGGTATTTGTGATTTCCTTTGCATTAGTTATTTGCATTTAATTCACCTCTACTCTTCCTAACAGATAATCTGTTGATACACCTAAAGCTGTTGCTAAATCGCATAATACATAAATGGTAGGTCTAGAATCTCCAATTTCATAATTTGAAATCGTACATCTATCTTTATTAATCATTTCTGCTAGCTCCTGTTGAGTAAGGTCTTTCTTTTTTCTTATCTCTCTCAGTCTTGCAGGGAACATGTTATTTACTCCTTTTCCATGCTTTTCAGAATAAAGATTGAAGCTTCAATGTCCTTTATTTTGCTTTCAATGTCCTTAATGTTTTGTTCAATGACTGGCTTTCTTTCTATTACCCACTCTAATTTGCGATGACGCTCCTTTAAATTTCCTTGTTCCACACTTAATGATTTTTCTAATTCTTCAATAGCAGCGTTCAAAATGGAATCCCTTCTTTCTTCTTAAGGTCCTCATATATTTCCATGAGGTCTTGTAGTCCATGTTCATATGCCGTAATCATTAATGAAGCATGTGGATCATCACTATTTTTATATCTTTCTATTAAATTCATCGTGATTTGAATTTTAGATTCAATTCTTCCTTGCAACATCCAATCTTGCAAGTTCATATCACTCACCTGCAATCTTTCTTGTGGAATGAGCTAGTACGTATTGTTGAATGCAATCTGTTTCATCATGTATGTAATCTCCATCAATATCTCTATACTCTTCACCAAAGTAGATTTCCTTACAGCAACTCTTACAATTACTCATAACATCACTTACGACTGATTCCTGACGATTTCCAACTACCATTGGGTTTTCTACTATTATTAATCCCTCCTAGCATATTCCACAGTTTTGCAGACCACTTTTCCACCGAGATCATCTGCTACCTGTTTTGATTTTTTATATTCAAATTCCATTGCATTCTTAACTAACTTCGTCACCATTAACGGATTGGAATTACTAACAAACAAATCACCTACACTTACTAGATATGTAGTTTTAGGTATTAATTGTTCATTCATCTTTTTTAAGCTCCTTTACATGAGTTGAATTCATGTTATAATCATGTTGAAAATTGATTTTATCTAGATCACCTGTTGGAGCAGGTGGTTTTTCTTTAATGATCGCGCTCCTAAAAAGTACGATTTTTTTTTAGTTGGGCTATAATTTGGATTAATTTTTAAAAATGCTTTATTTTTCTTATAATGAACTGTAGACCTACCGATTCCGAACTTTAAGGCTATCTCTTCTGCTGTATATCCTTCGCTAATATGTAGAATGAGTATCTTCTCTTCTTCATCAAGTACACTTGTTATTTCTTCAAATTCAATAGATGATATTACTTCTTCTTCCGTATTTATAGGAGATACTGCGAAAAACTCATTTATTACTTCTCCCTCTTGGTGTAAATCAATAGACTGTATACTAATTTGATTTCTTTCTTCAATGCTTGTGCGACTATTCAATATAAAAATTGTTCCTTTATTATGGATTTCATCACTCATACGCCATTTCATATGTTTCATTGCGTATCCATTAAATGATTTTTCCCTTTTTGGATCATATCGTAAGCACAATTCCCATAATTGCATCTGTCCCACTTGTATTAAATCGTCTATTTCCATATTGTTATTTTCTGCAATTTGTTTAGCGTTTTGGTAACTGCCAAATTGTTGTTCTATTGCCGAAAACACTAAACGTTTTTTAGCCTCAAACAACTCTTCAGGTGTCATTATCGCTCCCCATCCCTTCATTATTTTTCTAAATATCTTTTAATCGGTTTATCTAATAAAGCTGCAAGCGACATTACCACACAAATTATTACTGATAAGATGAATAGTGACATTGGATTGTCTTCCATTTTTTTCACCCTCTCTTTATCCACACAACTTGTTGCGAATTACACAACCTTGTTACAAAAAAAATTAACTTTGCCTGAGAAACTTTTCAATATTTATATCGAAAGTCTCTGAATATAACACGAGAACCCTTAAGCTAGGACAATGAATACCCGATTCGTACTTTGAAATAGATGTCTTATCAAGGTTAAGTAGATTAGCTACTTGAGTTTGTGTTAATCCTTTTTCCTTCCTGATTTCACGAAGAAATTCATTATTGATAATCATAAACGATGAACACCTCTTTCATAAATCGAGTTTATAACAAAGTTGCGAATTACGCAACAATTATTTTAAGTTTTTATAAAAAGAATTATTTTGTTGATTTAAACTCAACTTTTCGTATAGAATGTAGATATACATAAGGTGTGAAAAACACATCTTATTAATTTGAATGAAAAGAGGGGCAAAAAATGTTTGGACAACGCTTAAAAGCTTTGCGCCTTGAGAAGGGGATGACGCAACAACAACTAGCAGATTTCTTGGATATTGAAAAATCTAATATTTCCAGATTTGAATCGGGAAAACAATCTCCTTCAAGCGATAATAGAATAAAAATGGCTAAACTTTTTAATGTATCTGTTGACTACATGTTGGGATTATCTGAGCATAAATCATTAGATAAGGAAAAATCAGATAAGATTTCAAAAGAAGCCGCTGCTCTCATGGAAAAGATAAATAAACTACCTCCTGAGAAGCGTATATTAATAGAAAACTTGATTGATAACTTTTAAAAATAAAAAAGAGAGCTTCTCAGCTCTCAACCTTTTTCCCTCATATTCTTCTTTTTTCGGCAAATGTCTGTTATGATGATGGGTAGATACATAACTTTTAAACAACTAAATTTAAAAATAAAAATAAAAAAACCCCAGCGGTAGTTTTTAGATGGTCAAAGGTTGGTCGCCATGACACCATTTAAAAACTTCGAAAGCAGAGGTTTTATGAGTTACGTCATTAAGTTAATACTGTCTATAACGATAGTATCATAACTTCAAAAAAACGTAAACATAAATCCTCTATTTCTGTATACCCAATTTTAGGCTGGGGAAGAAAATGGAGGATTTTTTATTATGTCAAACTTAACAAAAGTAACGGAAGAACTAGAAGTAAGAGAACTTCAACGTGTAGTAATTAAAGAAGAATTAGTTGAGTTAACAGGAAAACATTTCGAAGCAGCATTATTAAACAATTTAATCTTTTGGTACAGAATCACCGAAAAAATGGACCAAAGCCTATTAGTGCAAATTAGCCAGTTAGAAAAACGTGGGGCGAAACAAGGTGCTATTAATAAAAAGAAAAAACAAATTCGTGATGGTTGGTTCTTTAAAACGGCTGATGAACTATCAGCGGAATTAATCGGTTGGGGAAGTCCTCAAAAGATTGGTAGAGCGTTAAACGAGTTATCAAAAAATGGTTGGATTGAAAAAGGTAATAATCCCGATCCAAAAATGAAATGGGATAGAACAACTTGGTTAAAAGTAAATATCAATAAAATTGCTACTGATTTATTTAAAATGGGTTATGCATTAGAGGGATATTCATTAGTTCAAGAAACAGAAAAAAAGCCCAAAGTGTTTAAATCTAATAGCGGAAAAAACGCGTCGTTACGCAAATTCCATTTTGGAATATGCAAATTCCATTTTGGTAGTTCCAAATTCCAAAACGGTAGAACAATACCAGAAGGTTTACTTCAGAAGGTCACTTCATTACCTATTACTGAAGAAGAAGAAATTATAACTAACCCTGTTACTGAATCTATGATTCTTGATTTAATGAATCAAAAGATTCAAGAGCGAGAGATTACAAACACAAAAACTATTAAAGCTATCCACGATGTTGTTTCTAAATGTAAAGCGATTGGATCTACTGATTTAAATTCAGCTGAAAACTATGTAATCAAAGTTGTGGAAGAAAAGATGTCTAAACTTGGCCAGAAACAGAAAGTTAGAACAGGTAAAGCAAAAGTATCAGGCGCTAAGAAAATACGCACTGAGATGGTTCCTGATTGGGTTAAAAAAGAAGATAACGAATCATCAACTGTAGAAGACAACGGACAAGCTACTGAAGATTTAGAGGAAAATCAGAAACGTTTAGATGCTTTATTAGGTAAAAATAAAAAAGAAGAGAACTGATTAACAGCCCTCTTCCACAAAGAGTAAAATAATGTAATATTTTACCGCTATAAGTTGGGAAACATTTCTTCTATGATGGAAGTATATTACAACAAGTCCTTATTTCTAAGTAGCATATCAGAGTAAACAGCTATATGTCTTGCATATTGCCCTTGTTCACGCCCGTCTAGCTTACTGTAGTCCTTTTGAATGTCACTTAATAGTAAATCTAACAAAGGGTCGTTCTGTTCGTTCTCAAAGCCGAGAAGTGTGTCTGTTGTAACGTTAAAAAATGAAGCAAGAATCTTCAAGCTTCCAAGATCCGGTTCATATCGATCTGTTTCCCAGTTCTTGAGTTGACCACGAGTAATACGTGTCTTTTCAGATAGTTGTTCTTGTGTTAAACCATAAGCTTTTCTTAAACGTTGAATGTTTTGACCGACTGTGTTTTTCATAGTTTTGAGTATAATTACCAAAATATCACTATACCATATTTGGTCGGTAACATGACGTTATATAAAATTTTGTCTTCTAAGATATCTATAAAAATAAATATAGAACAATTGTTCTATAAGTGGTAAAATATTCATGTACTATTAAAATATTAGTTAATATGCAAAATTGCATATGCACCGAAATGTTGATTTATAGCGATAAAAAAACTTTCTCAATATTTGTTCTGTAAGTGTTTTGTCAAAATTGTAAAAATTCGTGATAGTATTTAATTAACTAAAAACGAACGAAAAAGACCCATATGAGCGTGTTAACAAGGAGGCTCCTACACTCACCTTATTAACCGTTCCCTAACTCACGCTTAGGAAACACTTACCCATACGAGTCACATCCAAGTATAACACAAAATTGAGATATTCCCTTCTCGTAATCTGTTTCCAACTTGAGAAATTGTTAGGATGGCGTCCTGTGTTCATCAGGAAAGGGAAGTGTTGTTGTGGAAGAGTTAATGAAACGTATTAAAAAACAATCTGAGAGAAGGGAATTAACATTCCCTGATATTGAACGAAAAACCGGAGTAGATCGTGTAGTAATAGCAGATGCGGTAAGTGGTAAAACAGCGGAAATGAAATTTGATAAGTTTTTACCTGTAGCTTCGATTCTTTTTGAAGATATGGAAGAACGAAAAGAGATTCTTAATGAATTTATCATGCTGTGTACGGGAGATTTAAACATTCGCAAAGCATTATGTTATTGTCAGGGCATTGGTGAGTATGAAGTTATAGATCAACTCATTGAAAAACATAAAGATCATAAAAAATTACAAAAATACTTTAAAATTTATCAACTGTATAACTTCAGGAACCAGAATAAAACTCGTGGACAAGCCATGATTGATAAAATGGACGCTGTTACATTTTCGACTGATTCAGAAATACAGGTATTAGTAAATATGTTATATAGCTTTTCTATGTATGATATTTTCAATTATAGAGCAATGCTTCCTTATTCTGATAAGGTAGAGAAAAACTTAAATGAAATAAAAAAAGGATTCATCAAATCTTGTTTAGAAATGCATTATAATGACCGAGTTGCATATATCAATCTTTTTAACGAAGAATTACATACGTGTAGAAGCAAATGTGAAGAGATATTAAATTCTGACCTTGAAGCACCTATCATAAAAGCTACTGCGTTATGTTGCCTTGGAGAGAGCTATTTGTTCACAGATGTTTTGAAATCTGAAAAATTTTTATTAAAAAGTCTAAAATACTTAGACGAAAACGGGATTTCGAAAGATAGTAGGAAGTATAAGTCTTTTCAGTCCACATTGGCCTTCTTGTATATAGACAACGGCTTTAACCTCGATAAAATTGATTTTACATCTATTGATCTATCTGAAGTAGCTTATTATGAAGGGCTATATGGTGACAAAGAAAAAGCATTAAAAATGTTTGAAGAATTAGCTAAGGAAAGAAAATTAGATTCACCGTTCACAATGTACTATATTTCCAGAATTAGCAATGATATACTTGGGTTAAGAGAAGCCTTGAAGCGTTTCGAACGTGTCGGAAACTATCACTATGCTAATGCTGTGAAGCGTGTATTAGTATCATTAGAAAAGAAAGTGGGATGAATATGAAAAAAATTAGTATAGCAGTTTTATGTATTATGAGTGCTTTTACTCTATCATTGAATGTAGGGGCAGCGGCAAAAGATACTAAAGAACAACCGGTGCAATATATGCAAGTTGAACCGGGTGGACATTGATAATAAAAATTAAATAGTTAATAAAAAGTTAGAGGTTGCGATTACGCAGCCTCTTTCGTGATTTTAGGGAAATGTTGGTTTTTGGACAATAAACCAAAAATCGACACCTAATTTTTACCAACAACCAAGGGAGGAAATATAAATGATGAATCAAGGGGTAGCACTACAAACGAAAGAAGAGATCACTGTGGAGGAAAGAGTACATAAATTAAGAATCATCATGGAGAAAGCGGAACAAAGTGATTTAGAAGCAATTGCACTTTTAGAACAAATTAATGCATTGACTAAATAAGGGCTTCGGCTCTTTTTTTATGAGCTAAAATGGTACTAAATTTATGACGTATGTTTAGCATCGTTTTTTTACTCAAAAATATAGTGAATTCTCGTGACTAAAAAGTGCTTAATTTTATGAGGCATTTTTTTTACAACAAAATTTGTATTTTTTGCTGATTTTGTTATACTTACAGTAGTCACATTGACGATTTAGTGTATGACTACAGTAATATTGAATAAAAAGTTTGTTCATAATAAAAAAGAGAGAGGTTGCCGCCTCTCTCCTAAGTAACTGCTACCTTATAGGTGGGTAGTTATTTAATATTATTTTTCTTATAAAAAAGCCACCCTAGCAACTTTCCACGGTCGAGGGTGGTTTTTTCATTGTCCTCATTTAAAAATTGCTTTCTGAAAAGATACGCAGACCCTTCACGCATAATTCCTTTTGCTATTTCTTTTAAAAGTTCCACAATGAAATCCATGATTTATCACCTCCCACCTTTCGAATAAAAAAAGAAGGGATAACAAACCACCCGATCGATAACAGTTACTTGTAGGACAATCATAACATGAAAAATGGTAAATTTAATAATCCTAATTAACAAAAAAGATTTCAATATTAATATCCTACTAATTAATTCGATATGTTTACATAGTGTAAAAACATAATGATTTCTTGATTTAGTTACCCTCTTTATCTCACCAGCTGTCGTTTTCCAAGCACGCCACTGTTTTGCATCTTCTTTTTTAATGGACGTGGTTCACGTGCCAATAAACATTTTTACATAACATTATTTGCACCACTTAAAATTTCACATACCATAATGAAAGCATTTTATAAAAACATAACAGAAATAAATAGTCTCTAAACCTCTTATTTTCCGTTTTAAGCTATAATAGAATAAGAGAATATAAAACTATATGCGATAATACAAACTCGCTTCAGGAGGCTTATAAAATGTTTCTAGGTAAGGGATTTAATAAAGCACCGTATTACAATAAAATTGATACGTTAAAAAACGAAGATTATGTTAGACAAGTTATTTTAAAATTACGTAGCATTGTGGATGAAGAAGAGAAACGAAAAGCGATTGAAAAAGAGGCGAAAGAGTTATTAAGCAAAGTATCTGTACATTTACTTAAATATCCTGAACCATTAGAAAATCTATTGGTTTTACTAAAAGATGAAGATGAGCATGATATTTATTTAGTTTTGAGACTTGAGATTGATATGTTGTATATGCATGCGATTCAGTTTAACTATAAAACATTAGAAAAGGCTGCTAAAACTTATAAAAAATTTCGTGAGAACCCACTAGCATTTCGTGGATAAATAAAAATGAGGTAGCCTTTGAGCTACCTCTATTTCCTTTCTATTCTATCTAAAAGCATTTCTAAGGCTTGATTGACAAGTTCAGTCTTAAAACCTTTCTTTTTACCTTTAGCAAGTTTGTCTAATCGTTTAATTGTTTCGTTCTTAATTAGCCAAGTTTGACGCGTATGAGTATCCTCTTTCGTAGCCTTTTCAGTAAACTGTTTAAGAAACTGTTCAGTAAACTTATCATGAACATGTTCATTTTCCTCTTCATGTTCTTCTTTAGTTTTAGGAGTTGGAGTATGTTCAGATTCAACCACCTGAACAGTCGGATCATTAGGAGGTGTAGGTGGTTCGTCTGGTGGAAGTTCAATTACTTTTGTATCAGCAACATCACTGAATTTGGTTACAGTAGGCTTTTCTTTTTTAACTTGTTCTTTCTTTTTTCCAATATCAGTTATATCTTGTTTTCCTGATCGTGCCATTATATTTTCACCTCTTCAAAAATCTCATTTGCTAAGTCGACAAACAAATCTACAACTTTATCTTTCTTTTTATTAAAAATTGCTGGCTTCTTCTCGTAAGCAATTGATTTAGCAAATTTAATTGATTTCGGGATAATTGTTTCAAATACTTTAATGTCGTTCAGCAAACAGAACTGTCGGCATTCCTGTAAAATTTCTTCATGTAACACGGTTGTTCTATCGTATAAAGTTGGAACAACACCAAGTATATTAAGTTCACTATTGGATTTTCCTTTAAACTTAGCGATTACTTTTAGCATTTTAGTTAACGATCTCATGCTATAAACTTCTGGTTGGAATGGAATCAATATATCGGTAGCGAATTCCAGGACGTTACCTTGAACTAATCCTAAGTTTGGTGGTGTATCGATTAATATGTAATCATATTCATTTTGTATATCTTTCATTGCATTTTTTAATAGTAAAAGTGGTTCATGATATTTGTCTTTCTCAGGAAGTACATCAAGTTCAAAATATGACATGTCATCATTCGATGGAAGAATGTCTATATTTTCATGTACGTTCATAATTGCGTGCTGCACTGGTAATCCATCTACCAATACATCATATAAAGTGTAATGGCAATCATCTGGATTTTTATTAAAAGAAACTAATGCATTCCCTTGATTATCTGTATCGATTATTAGTACACGATTCCCTTGAGTAGCTAACACACCAGCAAGGTTTACAACCAGCGTTGTTTTGAGGACCCCGCCTTTGTTCTGGGATATAGATATAATTTTAGTCAAAGTATTTCCTCCTTTTTTTCGGCTCAATAATAACACATTGAAAATGAATAGTAAAATGAATATAAAGATTAACAATTTAATAAACAGTTTACTGTTACGTAACATGTTCATTAGTTTGTTCATAAAACTGAACAGTTTAATGATAACTTTAATGGTTATATTTATGTTAATATTTCTCTTAAACTTCATAAAACCCTTTATACAAAAATCCACATGTTTAGCGGTTTTTCGTATACATCCCTTACATTACTGTCCAAAAATTGGTATGATTTACTTAATTTAAGGGGGCGTTTTTATGGAATTGCGAACAACTGCGGATGGTAATTCTTATATTATTGAAGTTGAGAAAAAGAAAGCTTCAAAAAAGGGGATTGTAGCAAGAACGTTATCATTTTTAACAGGATCATTCTTTTTAGTTATAGGAATCATTTTATGTTTAACCATAATTGGAGCAATTGCTGGTATACCGTTAATTATCTTCGGATTACCTTTCATTGTTGGTTCTTTTGGTTTTCAACGTGTAGATTGTCCCAACTGTAATAGAAAACAGACAGTAAAAAAAGGTATCGGCAATTTTAAATGTCATAGCTGTAATAAAAACACTCTAATTGAGTGGAAATAGCAAGGGGAAAACTACTATGAAGGTCATTCGTTCTATTTTTAATGGATTTCGTTTAATCAGTAGGATTGTTAATCCGATATTAAAGGCATTATCTAAAAGTAAATTTTAATTACATATAAATAAAAAAAGCCGCCCACAGGACGGCTCTTATTTTTACTTTTCAAACTTCACATATTCACCTGAAACCCATTGGTCACCACCAACATTATACCAACCATCTTTACATCTCCACGCTTGATATTTTTCACCTTGGTACACATTTTTCACGATTCCATAATTAGTCCCTGGGCCAGTACGAACGCGTAATACATCAGCTGTGATAGTTACTACCCCTACACCATCATTTGAAGGTTGCGAAGTTGTGGATGATTGCCCATCCGCTTCGAAATGTAACCACTCTGAGTTTTCGTAAACCCACTGATCGCCACCTAAATTAAGCCATCCGCCAGAACGCCCCCATACTTTATAATTTTCAGGTGTATTTAGCTTTCTAATTGAATCATATTGAGTACCTGGTCCTTGTCGTAAGTTCACGTTTTTACCAGTAATATAAACAACACCTGTCCCACTTGTAATTGGTGGTTGTGGAATCTGCGGTGTTTCTGGAATTTGAATTGTTTCACCAGAACCAGAAACTAATTGTTGTTTAAACCATTGTACACGCCCTTCGTTAATCATTCTATGAGGGCAATACTTTCCGTTTCGCTCTTGGTGTGTTTTGACTTTAGAAATCGGAATGTTGAACATATCCATTAGCTGACGAATTACTTGAATGGCATTCAATTCAGCTTGTCGGTATCTTTCTCCACCTGACATAGAATAACAAATCTCTATGCCGATACTATTACGATTACCCGGCCCGTTCCCATCACCTGCATGCCAACCGTTTCTATTAAACGGAAGTAACTGAATGGCTTCTTTATCGTCTACAGCAATATGGAACGAAGTGCCTGTACTATTGTTAGCGACATTATTGCGTTCTTTTAATGCTGTAGCATCATTATAAGTGTTGTGGAAGGTAATTTCCGTTGGATTCATTGCATTCGGGCATAAAACTGAATAACGACTTTCTGGTACTAACATTTTTTTAATTTCCATTACTCAACATCTCCTTTTAGTGTAAGTCATTTTTTTCTAATACATCTTTTTGTTGTAAGCCTTTGTTGCTCAAATAGTTGTTCTTCCAAGCCATATACAAAGTGAATGCTCCTGTAATTACGGCTACTAAATCATTTGTGATTTTGTCATCAATCGTTTGGTATCCCACAAGATTTAAAACACTATTAATTACAGCAATTACTAATACGACATAACGACTAATTGAAGCTGTATCAAAGTTCCTCATCCTTTCACCTCCCTTCATTTCATGTAATTTAAGATGTTAAATAAAAACAGGACTGCCAATGACAGTCCTGAAATCCACATGGATATATGTGCTTTTTTGTTAGCATCATTTTTTTCTTGCTCTTGTTTTAAGTCGTCAATTTCACGATCACGAAGTTTAAACATCTCAATCACTTCTGTACGAACCATATAGTTGCTGTGATTTCTTTCTAAGTTTTTTTCAATTCGCATCATAGTTTCGTTCATTGATTCGATCTTTACTTCAAGTTTTGTAATACGTTCGTACTCCTTTTGTTCCATGGCGAACACTCCTTTTAGGCAAAATAAAAAGACCAGCTATCGCTGCTCCTGCTCTGTTTGTGTGTTATTTTCATTAGTTGGTGTTGGCGGTTCTTGAGATGGATCATTCCCTGTAAGTGATGTATAACACTCTTGGCAAATATTCTTTTTCGCAAACCCCATATCCAGTGCATACAATCGCGCGCCACGTTTACATATTTCGCATCTTGTTGCAATACGGAAATATATCGTTCCATCCGTTTCTCCCCACACCTCTACTTTATTCGCACCATATAAACCGGCATTGTTTAGCATATCAAAAGGAATTCGCACAAATACTCCGTTTTCGTTTCTTTCTGAATCTACTAACCTACCAGCAAATGGAGCGCCTTGCCCTGCTTGTAAGGGATAACCTTGTAAATCTTTGTAATCATCCATATATTTACCTCCTAAACGTTAGGTAGCTTGTACCATTGTCCTGCCATGCCCATAAAATAAAACCCATAGCCTTGACCACCATCAAAGAAACGAGCGGATCCAGCTTGGCCCATTCTATTACGCCCTAAATTTATTCCCTGCGTTAGAATAGGTTGATTTATGAATACATCCTTTTCTGTACTTATATCAAAGGTCTGCCCGTTATCAGATGGACCTATGTTGTTATTTACACCGCCTATAGCAATTCTATTAAACGGTTGAAGACCATCGGCCCTTTCTGCTGCTGCTCGATCCCAGTTATACATAGATGCATATTTACCACTGTATAGCGTTACACCCGATACACAAACCGCTGTCCCTTGTCTCATGTCAGCATTTCCAGAACAAACCTTAATAATTAATGCATGCTGTTGCGGAATATAGTTTGTTGGCACTTTGAAAGTGAAAGAGTATCTTCTGATTTCTCCATAATAGGTAGACGGTTCAGGGAAATCCATTTTTTGTTCATGCCATGTATCGTAACTTACATTATCTCGGAATGTAACGCAGCATACTTGTAAACGTGGCTTCCCTGTTTTACGTACCCCATTTATCATTGCTGTTCTAAAATGAGCAGATAATGTGTATTCATTTCCAGGATGTATCCCATTATTCACGATTGCTTCTGGATAGTTATACATATCTACCCTTGTAGCATTCACCATTTGCTCGTAATCGAATATATGTGTATTCTTTTCTATTACGACATTTCCCCAGGACTTCCAAGTAAGACCATATCCACCTTCAAATCCATAATAATCTGCATTCCCAATGTTTTTCTTTGTAACACTAGAAAAGTCGGAATCTGCTATTAGGTTTCGTCTTGATACCGCAGTTGTTTTTGTTCCCCATTCATCTTCAAAAAGGAAGTCTAACATTTTAACAGTAACGCCGTTTTTATCGATGGTAATTTTATCACCGTTAATTCGAATAAGATTTGTATCAATACCTTTTGCAGTTAACCATTTCACCATTGTATCGGCGTTAATAGCAAGCTTTGAAACATCAATTGTTATTTGCTCTGCCGTTTGATTGATAGAAGAAATAATATCGCCTTTTTTGACTGTAGAATTAATTTGATTAGACATTAATGTAATAGAACTTTCGTGCTTTTCCACCATTGCCTTACTTCCAAATTGACCGTTAGCTTCTGTTTTGGTGTATACATCCGTTTTCTCTGCTTTTAGGTCAATACGGTTAGATTGCTGATTGATTGTAGTTTCCATTTTAGAAACTTTACTATCAAAATCAGCAGTCGCTACTTTCTTGGCAATCTCGCCTACAAGTTGGTCATAGTTGGCATAGTCTTTCGGATTCTCCATAAAACTAGAAGGTGTAATACCTTGTTGTAATTGTGGTTGCGATACCCAAAGTCTACCGTTTTTTCTAATAACCACTACGAAACGTATCGTAGTAACACCGGATACGGGAGCTGGCATAGTTACACTAATAAATTTCCATGATCCATTAGTCAGTAACGGTACAAGTTGTATAACTTTATTCGTAACCCAAGTAGAACCATTGTAAAATTCAATCATTACAAATGCTGTATTATCTATGGTAGCAACTGCATCTGTGTAGAACCATGCAGATAACACATAATCACCGGAGTTAGGAGATACAGGTAATGATTGATAGAAAGATGCATTTCTGTCTACTGTTTGCCCGGACGATTCTAATTTAACGGAATTCATACCGTCATGGTTTCTCGCTGTTTCTGGAACAGCTGTAAAATTACTACCGTTTGGACCCACACTCCATTTAGAAATACTCGGTTTTCTGCTTGTTACAGCTCCTGTAGTAGCATTTATTACTCGGTCTTCAAATGCAGCATTAAACAGTAAGTTCGTACTTCCTAATCCACCCACATACTCTTGCATTTGAGTATCTGTTACTTTGGATTTGATTTGATTATTCAACTGTGTGATATCACTCGTGTTTTGTTGAATAACCTCTCCTTGTTTGCCCTGTGTTTGAGATAGAGTTGTAATGGTTTGTGAATTAGAATCAGTTGTTTGTTTAACTTGATTCAAGGTAGTTTGCATTGTACCTTGATTTTTTTGAACGGTTGATACAGTAGAGGTAACGCCCTCCACACTTTTTTCGATTTCGGTTGTTTTCTTAGTGAATTCATCACTCGTTACTTGATTTTCTGGAGCTGGTGTCCAATCCTGTGGCTTATTACCTTTATATAAAGCAACCCATTCTACAACCGCTTTTGTAGTATTACTTGGAAAGTTATACAGACTCAATTTTCTTTCGTTTCCACTCGTTGCTGCTACGGCTTTAAAAGTTACATAGGTAATTCCGTTCGCATAAATATTTGTTGCATATCCAACATTGCTAGACCCGCCATTCATCCAAATACCAAACCTTTGACCTGCAGGTACAGCCCCTTTAATTACAAAGGTATATTCTTCACCTGTAGAAAAATTTTCAGTTAGAGAATATTGATTAATTAAATAGTCATTTTTTTCGTATTTAGCATTTGAATCTAATAAAAGGTTACGCCCTCCAGATTTATCGTTATTAACCTTTGTTTCTACAGTTGTTAACTTTTCACTAAGCTTTCCTGCTTGTTCTGTTATTTCGGTTGTTGTTTTCTTTAGATCATTAGTTGTTTGCTGCACATCAGAAATAGTCTTCTTTGTGCCTTCTACAGTCGATTCAACCGTATTTAATTTATTACTAATTTCAGTAGTTAACGATTCAATAGAAGT